CAGTTCCTCGCTGACTATGGCGATTACTGCAAGCACGACACGTTCCTGTGCCGTGAGATTTACAAGCGCATGAAGCCCCTGATGCCCATCGAGGAACTGAAGGCGATCGACTGGACCATCGCCTGCTACGCGGTACCGACGCTGCGCATCAACCAGGGTCTCGCCCAGCAAGCGCTCAAGGACCACGTTGACGCGAAGAACGCCGCGTTGTGGAAGCTCGGTGTTACCGCCGAGGCGCTGCGCTCCGATGATATCCTGGCGCAGATGCTGATCCAGGCCGGGTGTGCACCGCCGACGAAGTTCTCGGGCAAGCAGAAAAACCCCGACGGCTCGCCGAAGGAAGTGTGGGCGTTCGCCAAGTCCGACACCGACTTCATGGACCTGCTCGAGTGTGGCGATCCCACGGTCGAAGCGTTGGTTGAAGCGCGTCTGGCGAACAAAACGTCCATCGTGGAAACGCGCTTATCATCGTTCGGCGAAATCGGCCGGCGCGGTGCACTGCCGTACCCGCTGGCGTACGCGGCGGCTCAGCCCACGCTGCGCTGGCAAGCGTACCCGGCGCAGAAAATCAACCTGCAGAATCTGCCGCGCGCGAAGACAGGTCAGCGCTCACCGTTGCGCGACGCGATCGAAGCGCCGCCCGGTTACAAGATGCTGGTGATCGACCTGAGCCAGATCGAGCTGCGCGTGAACGCATGGTTGTCGGGCCAGGAGTCGGTGCTGCAGCTGTTGCGCTCGGGTGGCGACGTGTACGCGAACATGGCCAGCCGCATCTACGGCTACGAGATCACCAAGGCCATGGGTAAGTCCACGCATGTGGAGCAGCGCTTCGTCGGCAAGACGGCCACGCTCGGTTGCGGCTACCAGTGCGGCGGCGAGAAGTTCACCACTATGCTGCGCGTGGCCGCACGCCGCGATGGATTCAAGCTGGCTGATGAGTCGCTCGACTTCGGTACCGCCGTGGTGCGTGCGTACCGCGACGAGAACCCGATGATCGTGGCGTTCTGGAAGGACTGCCTGCGTGCGCTGGAAGTGATGGCACAGCAGGGCGACACCACGCTCGGCCCGCTGACCATCCGCAACGGTCAGATTTACATGCCCGACGGCATGTGGATGTACTACCCCAATCTGCGTTGGTACGTCGATGCGGAGACAGGCAAGGAAGGCTGGGTGTACGACAAAAAGCTGGGCCGTGGCGTGGCCAAGAAATGGATTTACGGTGGCCTGCTGGACGAGAACCTGTCGCAGCGCATCGCTCGCGGTGTCATGCGTGATGGCGTGCTGCGCATCCGTCAGCGGTACTGGGCCGCTGGTAGCGTGCACGATGAGGCCATCGTGCTGATCCCGGAAAACGAACCCGAAGCGCAGGCCATGGACTTTGCCGTGGCATGCATGACGCAATCGCCCGCATGGGCACCGACGCTGCCGCTGGCAGCCGAGGGTGGCATTGGACGGTGTTATGGCGACGCCAAGTGATCAGCGATATCAAGAGGAAGCCATCGGCCCAATCGCACTGCCTGGGTCGCCGGCAATGACGCTCGAACGGGCTATCGAGCTTAGCGAGGCACAGGCAAAGGCCAGCAGAGTGCAGCTGCCGGGTCCTCCCAACTACGTGGCCGTTCCGATGCCTAACACGATCGTAGCGACACCTGCGCCGTCGCTCGCAGCTCCCACGACACCCAAGCTCACGGTGGAAGACATCCACCGCATGATCATGCAGGGTCAGCAGCCCGCACCCTCCCAGATACAGACGGCCGTTCAGCGCATTGCCGTTAAAAAGGCAAACATCGATCGCGAGAAGGAAGCGATGCAGCGCGAGAATGGACGCATCGCCGGGCACGACAACTACGCCGTGTTCTGGCGTATCGTCAACCTGAGCGAGCCGGGCATGATGGGTCCACCGAAGCTGGCCGTGCAGGAGCACTTCATCCCGATCGGTGTGTCGTCCGACCCGAACCGGATGATGACCGTACCCACATCGCTGTACAACACGGAAGCCGATGCACGCGTGGCGATCACGGCGATGTTCCGCGTGCAGTTCCGCAACAACGTGGAGACGTTCCTTGAGTCGTTGATTCGCGCTGGCTTTGAGAGCGGCGTGGCCGATGATCCCGAGATGACGCTGGCCAGCGCGCTGCGGGATTACCTCACTTCGATCAGCCCTGTGGAGGGGACATGAGCACTTGGATTGAACGGCTACGCGACGAACGTGTGGAACTTAACCACCGCACAGAGCTGCTGCGAAAGTTTCTATCAGGTCAGCGCCCGGAGAGCTGTCATATTGAGCAATGGGCCATGATGCAAGCCCAGCTCAGCGCAATGGAAGACTACCTTCAAATCCTCGACCTCCGACTGCAGCGGGTCAACGCATGAGCCGCCCCATCGTTGCGTGGTCTTTCAGCGCGCTCAGCGACTTCATCAACTGCCCGTTCAAATACTGGGCGGTGCGCGTCGGCAAGATCGTCTCCGACGTCAACGCGGCGAACAGCCAGGGCGAGGACTACCATCGCGACTTCGAGATGTATGTGTCCAAGGGGATGCGCTTGAAGCCGGAGCTGGTGCGGTTCCAGCCGGTGCTCGACAAGCTCAAGCACGCGCCCGGTCAGATCGTCACCGAGGGCCAGTACGCGCTCGACCAGAATTACAACCCGTGCGGGTTCAAGGACTGGGACAACGCGTGGGTGCGCGCGGTCACGGACGTCTCCATCCTCAACGGCATCAAGTGTTCCACCGTTGACTACAAGTTCGGCAAGCCGCGTAAGGACCCGGATCAGAACGCCCTGGTGGCTGGTGTGCTGATGCAGACGTACCCGCAGCTGCAGGAAGTGAACACGGCGTACTGGTACGTGATGCACGACAAGGTCGTTCGCGACCGCTACACGCGCGACGACATCCCGGCGATCTGGAATCGGTTCCTGCCGAACGTCAACAAGCTTGCCCAGGCCAAGACACGTGATGAATGGCCGAAGCAGCCTAACCCGCTGTGTGGCTGGTGCCCCGTGCACAGCTGCCAGCACAACACCAACCCGAAATTCCAGTCGCAGAGTCCCACATGAAAAACTTCGGCATTATGAACCACCTGTCCGTCGCCCTATGCCCCACGGCGGAAGACGCATCGCAAAGGGGCTACCACCGCGAGGCGAAGTACAAAGACGCCAAGCCGATCACCATCAGCGAAGTCGTCATCGTCAAGGACGGCACGCTCGAGCACAACTCGACCGTTGACTTCGTGCTCGAAGACGAAGCTGGCAACAAGTTCGTCGTGATGGTGACCGGCCGCTTGATCAAGAGCCTGCCGCTATGAGCGCTCTGGATGTCCAGATTGGCGGCAGTCACTACAAGGATCAGGCCATCCAGCCGGTGCAGTACATCGAGGCCAACAAGCTGCCATTCCTCGAAGGATGCGTGATCAAGCGGGTGTCTCGGCACATGCGCCCTTCCGGCAAAGGTGCCGAGGACCTGCAGAAGGCCATCCACGAACTGCAACTGCTTTTGGAGCTGCGCTATGGCATCCACACCGGAGGTGAAAGCCAAGGCTAAAATTCTCAAGTCGCTCCGCTCCACAACGGAGCGACTTGGGTATAAGCTCTGGCTCGAGACGCACGCGGGGGATGCGTTTAGCACGCCCACGCTGGACATCACCGGGGTTGTACAACATCCCGGCTCGTTGCATTACGGCGTGCCGTTCGCCGTGGAAGTGAAACGGTTTGATGGGAAAGGCAAAGTCACCGGACGCCAAGAACAGACGATTGACGCGATGCGGTCCGCCGGTATCGCGGTCTTCGTCGTCGATAGCGACGCAACACTCTCTCAGTTTCTTGCATGGATTGAATCGCTGTGGCCGATAACAAGCCTACTCTGTATAAAGGGCACCTGATCATCGAGGCGGACCCACGGGTTACCGCGATCATCCCGCACGCCAAGCGCATCGTGCAGGACGGTCGCGAGTTCGCCATCGTGCCGCACAAACTCGATGAGCACCGTGTGCTGCGTAACCTGGGCTATGACATTGCCCCGCCGATGCTCAACGAATACACGTGGCCGGTGGTGCGCGGCTTCATGCCGTTCGACGCGCAGAAGTTCACCGCGGCAGCGATCTCCGTCAACGAAATCACCTACGTCCTCAACGACCTGGGTACCGGCAAGACCCGCGCCGCGCTGATGGCGTTCGACTACCTGCGTAAGCAAGGCGTGGTCGACAAGCTGGTGGTGGTCGCACCGCTGTCTACGCTCAAGCCCACATGGTTCAACGAGGTGGCGCAGACGTTCCTGCACTACAAGTGCAACGTGCTCTATGGCTCGGCAGATCGGCGCATGAAACTGCTCAACGAGAATGCCGACATCTACGTGGTCAACCATCACGGCCTTGAGATCATCCTGCCCGAGCTGATGAAGCGTCCCGATATCAACATGGTGGTGTACGACGAAGCCACCGTGATCAAGAACGCCCAGACCGACATGTGGAAGGCGGCGAACAAACTGTTCCACGCGCCGCATGTGAAGCGCGTGGTACCGATGACCGGCCTGCTCACGCCGCACGCGCCGACCGATGCGTATGGCGTCATCAAGGCGGTCACGCCGCGCGCGCTGCAGG